GAAGCGCTGCCCGTTTTCACATCAACATGAGGATATGAAAGTGGCTTTCGAGCGTGGCGAAGTGCTTAGGGTGGTAAAGCCGTTTTTTGTGGACGGCGAAATGGTTATGCCGGGCGACCGCGTGGAATTGTTGCGCGCCGACGCGCTGAGTCTGAAAGCGCGCCGCATGGCCGTGTCTGACGACGACCAGCGGGCCGCGAAGCCGTCCGCGAAGGCCAAGGCAGCCTGATGCCAGCGCATCCCGCCTGGGACGGTCTGGACGCGTTTCTGGACCCTGACGATTTCGCCAGTATGGCCACCATTACGCTGGCCAGTGGCTTCGTCTTGCCGCCCGTGCTGGGCATCCTGGATGAACCGGGGGTGACGATTGCCGCAGGGCAAACGGACATGGACAGCACGCGCCCGATTTTCACGTGCAAGTATTCCGACGTGGCCGCCGTCAAGCGCGGCGATGCCGTGGTGATCGAGTCGAAAAGTTATGAGGCGCACAAAAAGCCTCACCAGCTTGGCGACGGCATGGCGCTGCTGTTCCTGGAACCCTCGCTGTGATTGAAATAGCGATTGACGAACACAGCCTGGACGCTGTTGAAGCGTTTCTGGCGGCCACGCCTGCGCAGGTGGACAAGGCCATGGCGTCAACGCTTACGAAAATGGCGCGCTGGCTTACGTCGCGATCCATCAAGGCGCTGGCGAAGGAACTAAAGCTGCCGCCGAAGGAAGTAAAACGACGGCTGCGCACGTTCCGGCTGTCGCGCGTGGCGGGCGGCAAGGGCGTTCGCGTGTGGTACGGGCTGGACCCTATGGGAATGATCCACCTTAACGCGAAGGAAGACCGGGGCATAGGTGGCGGGGTGGCCGCCTACGGCGACCGCTTCGTGGCGGATGCGTTTATCGCGAAGGGCCGGGCGGGCAATGGCGGCACGGCCGCATCTAACCGGCAAGTGTTCAAGCGCGTGGGCAAAACGCGGCTGCCGATCAAGAAAGTAACGGTGGAACTAGGCGACCCGGCGCAAACGTACATCGAAGACCATATTTTAGGCGGGCTGCCCTTTACGGCGCAGTTTTTCAAGACATTCGAACACGAACTGAAATGGCGCCAGCGCTCCCAATAGTCCAGGTTTCAGGCGTCAAAGACGCCATTGTGGCGGCTATCCAGGCCACCTTCCCCGATTTCAAGCTGGTGGCGTTCGACCGCGAGGAAACCGACCGCGACGAACTGGACGCCACCGACTTGCCCGCCGTGCTGCTGGACCTGTCCGAATTCGAGGAAGAACCGGACTGCGACCGCGCGAACGGGCTTATCCCATTGCGGGCGCGCTTTGAGGCGCGGGTGATCGTCGGATACAAGACAGCCCGCGCGAAGACCGCAGCGCAGGCGGCAGCCGCCACCATGGCGGCATGGCTGCGCCTGAAACGGTTCAATTCGGCATCCTGCTGGACTGAACCGGCGCACGTGATCGGCGCCTATCGCGATGAATTCCACCCGATGGCCGACCGTTACGTGGTTTGGCGCATCGAATGGGCGCAGGTGATCCAGTTCGGCACGGATATTTACGCCGACGACGCGGGCGTGGCAGGAATCCCGACATACAGCTTTGCGCCGGATATCGGGCTGGGCCACGAAGCCGATTACAAGCCGCTTCTGCCGCAGGTGGGCGCGATATGAGTGCCCAGGAAATCGGGGAATTGCAGCGCATCGTTTCGCAGCTAATCCGTATCGGCACCGTGGTTCAAATCGTGGACGGGACCGACACGGCAATTGTGGAAATCGGCGGGGTGCAGTCCGATCCGATGCAGTGGGGCGTGCATCGAGCCGGGCCAGATGCGGAATGGTGGGCGCCGGAACCGGGCGAACAGGTGGTGATTTTCACGCCTTACGGTGACGTGGCGCAGGCCATCATTCTGTTTTCGCTGTACCAGGACCGGTTCGCGGCGCCAGCGCTGGACCCGAACGTGCGCCGCACCACCTACGCGGACGGCACGGTGGTTCAGCACGACCGCAGCGCGAAGGCGTACAGCATCAACGTGCCAGCGGGCGGCAGCCTGTCGCTTACCTGCGGCAGCACGTCGCTGGTGCTGGTGGACGGCAAGGCCACGCTTACCGCGCAGCAGTTCGAACACGTGGGCGACCTGGCCACATTCGACGGCGCGGCAACCGTTACAAAGCTGCTGTCGTGGCTTTCTGGCGTATCGGGTGCGGCTGGATCGAGTGGTGGCGCCAACGCGATTAGCGGCGGCGTAAATGTCGTGAATGGCGACGTGGTTGTGGACGGCATCGGCGTGAAGTCGCACCACCACACGGAACACGACGGGCCGAACACAAGCGCCGCAGAGGGATAAACCCCCACGTGGAACGGGACCATGGCCAAGGCCAGAATCCCGTTCATGAACGGAACCGACGCGACCACAGGAAAGCCGCTTTCAGGTGTTAATCACCTGCGGCAATCCATAACGGATATTCTCACGACGCCTACGGGTAGCCGTGTGATGCGCCGCGACTATGGCAGCGACCTGTTTAGCCTGGCTGATGCTCCCATGAATAAATCCACGCTGACGCGCATTTATGCCGCGACAGTGAGCGCGATTCGTAAGTGGGAGCCGCGTTTTCGTGTTTCCAAAGTCAATGTATCGAGCGCGGCGCCGGGTGCGCTGGTGCTGGACATTGACGGCACTTATCTGCCTGACGGGCAGCCCGTAAAAATCGACGGCATCAAGGTTTCCTAATGTCCAGCGCTTTCACGGCGGTGGACCTGTCCACGCTTCCCGCCCCGCAAGTTATCGAAGCACTGGATTTCGATACGATTTTCGCGGACATGCTGGCCGATCTTATCGCGCGAGATTCGACCTATTCCGCGCTGGTCGAATCCGACCCGGCTTACAAGATTCTGGAAGTCGCGGCTTATCGGGAAGTTTTGCTGCGCCAGCGCGTGAATGAGGCCGCGCAGGCCATCATGCTGTCGTATGCGGACGACGCAGACCTGGACCAGATCGGCGCGAACTATAACGTTCCGCGCCTGGTGGTTGTTCCTGCGGACGATACGACCATTCCGCCGACGCCTGCTGTTATGGAGTCGGACACGTCGTACCGGGCGCGCATCCAGCTTTCGTTCGAAGGCTTCAGCACGGCCGGGCCAGTAGGTGCTTATCTGTCTCACGCGCTGGACGCGGACGGCCGCGTAAGTGACGTTTCTGTGGTTAGCCCAACGCCGGGGCAAGTGCTTGTTACCGTGCTGTCGAATGTGGGAAATGGCGTTCCGACGCAGGACATTATCGACGCGGTAACGGCCGAACTGAACACGGACGACATTCGACCGCTAACGGACCAGGTAACGGTGGCGCCTGCTGCGGTGGTGAATTACGCCATTTCCGCGATTCTTGAACTGTTCGATGGTCCCGATTCAAGCGTGGTTATCGAGGCCGCGCAGATAGCCGCACAGGATTACGCGGATTCGTGCCGCCGACTTGGCGCGGAAGTGGCGCTGTCGGGGATTTACGGCGCGTTGCATCAAGTCGGGGTTAAGGCTGTGACGCTTACGGCGCCAGTGGCAAACCTGACTACTGATAGCGGGCACGCGCCATTCTGCACGGCCATTGATATCACGGAGGCGTGACGGTGGCCGACGAAAGTTTATTGCCGCTGAACGCGACGGCGCAGGAACGCGCGCTGGACCTGGCCACTTCCCGCGTTGGCGACGTGCCCGTGATGGTTCGCCAGGTCTGGAACCCTGACACGTGCCCGCTCGCGGTGCTGCCATGGCTCGCGTGGGCGTATTCCGTCGATAACTGGAACGCGTCATGGACTGAAGCGCAGAAGCGCGCGGCGATTAAAAACAGTGTCTATATCCATCGACACAAGGGCACGGCGGGCGCCGTAAAAACGGCCGTTTCCAGCCTTGGATATGACGCAACCGGCGTGGTGGAGTGGTTCCAGAAAACGCCGATGGGGGCGCCATACACGTTCGAAGTGGACGTGACTGTCAACCAGGTGGGCATCCCTGATACGAGCGCTTTTGATGACATTGTGGCCGCCGCGGAGTCCGCGAAAAACGTCCGAAGCCACTTGACTGGCGTCAATGTCCTGGGTGAAACATCGGGGCAATTCTATTTCGGTTGCGCCGTAATTTGTGGCGAAACCGTGACGATTAACGCGGAGTCCTGACAATGTTGTATTACATGAAGGTAACGGCCATAGGCGCGGCGAAGCTGGCCGAAGCATTGGCCGCTGGTACGCCGCTAGAAATCACGCAAATGGCTGTTGGCGACGGTAACGGCGCGGACGTTACGCCGCCTGTCGGAACTGAAGTTGCGCTGGTGCATGAAGTGTTCCGCGCTCCTTTGAGTTCGCTGTCGGAGAGTGTGAGCGATCCAACGATTGTGCTCGCAGAATTCCCCGTTCCATCGGCGACGGGCGGCTTTTACATTCGCGAAGTTGGCGTGTTCGATGACGCTGGCGACCTGATCGGATACGGCAATTTCCCGCTCACATACAAGCCGGTTCCGACCGATGGCACCACGCGGGACATGGTGGTGCAAGCGGCGCTGAAAGTCGGTAACTCGGCAGCGGTAACGCTGGTGATTGACCCCAATGTGGTCGGCGCCACGCGCGCCTGGGTTTCGTCGCTGTTCGCGCCGATCAACAGCCCGACTTTTACGGGCACGCCGAAAGCGCCGACGCCGCCGACAAACGACAGCAGCCAGCTTATCCCTAACACGCAATGGGTGACGCAGCGTGTTGAATCGACGGCCGGCAACCTGGCTGCCGATAAAGCATCAGCCGCCCTATACCAGCTTGGCTATCTGCTCTAAGGAAAAACATGGCAACAACTCCGAACTACGCATCGACGCCAACGGTCGGCGCGGCCATCCTGAACACAGGTGATTCTTCGCGAGTCGCACCTGTTAATGCGGCAACGATTTTCCCGGCAAGCGCTGGCGGTGGCCAAGTCGAGCGTATCGTAATCACGCAGCTTGGAACGCTCGCTGCGACTGTTCTGCGCCTATTCCGCTACGACGGAGCGGCATACCGCCAGTATGGCGACGAAATCCAGCTTAATGCGTCGAGCGCGGCCAATGGTTCCGCCAACAGATCGACCACGCTGCAAGCGGTCGATAACCCGAATCTGTTCCCTATTGCGATCCCGGCTAACTGGTCGCTGCGGGCAACGATCAATGACACGCAGGTGGCGCAAGAAATATCGATTAACAATATTGCGCTATCGCAAACCACGGCTGGCGCGGCTCTGTTGAACCTGAACGGCGCAAGTGCCACGGCGGGTTCAACAACGGCAGCAGCGGCAGCGGCAGCGCCCACGGCTAACGTGCCGATGACGTTGACCGCATCCCCGTATGTGATGGCGAATCCGGCGCTTGTTTCGCTGACGAGCGCAGCGAACGTTTCTGCCGTGAGCTACAAAATCACAGGACGCAACGCGCAAGGCGTGATTGTGTCCGAAACGCTCGCTGGACCGAATGCAAACACCGTGTATTCGGCAAACGCGTATAAGGCGGTTCTCTCAATCATCCCGCTTTCAACCAATGCGGGCACCGTATCGGCTGGTTATTCTGCTGTTGCTGGCGTGTCGGCTATTCCGCTTCCTAGCCCGATCATTCTTTCGGGCGGCGCAAATCTATCCGCCGTCAACTTCACCATCACAGGCATGAATTCGGCGGGTGTTTTGCAAACCGAAGTGCTCGCAGGCCCGAACGCCGGGCAAGTGCAATCCGCGAATACCTACGCCAGCATTCTGACGATTGGGGCGAGCGCGGCTGTCGCAAGTGGGGTCATGGTCGGCACGCCCCCGATTCTCTCGGGCGTATCTATTCAGGCAGAAGGAGGGGCTTACTAATGCAACGCGGAATTTTTGGGTTCCCATATCCGACTGGGAAAAGCACGGTTGTAGCGGCTGCACTTACCAATCTCAGCGGGATATCAGGAACGATGGTAGCCGCGCCCGGCTTCTTGGGTGTGTTCGGGAATGGTGCGTGGCAGGCGTTCCTGTCTAGTGGAACATTTATCGTTCCGCCTTACGTGTCCAAGATACGTGTCCGTGTTGTCGGTGGCGCCGGTGGTGGTCAAGGGGTTAATCCGCGCACGGTAGGAGCGCAGGGGACAACTTCAAGTTTCGGATCGCTGATATCAGCAACGGGTGGTTCTGCCGGCGGCCAGGCATCGCCATCTCCAGGAATCGGCATCGGTGGAGACTTACAGTCGTCTGGTGGATTGCCTAGCGTTTCTGGCGGGGGCGCTGGATCGCAACTTGGCAACGGTGGCAATAGCGGCGTTGGCGGCGGAATGGCGACGCCAAATGGAAGCGGCGGCTCACCATTTGGCAACGGCTGTGACTGCGTAGGAAACCCGCCATCACCAACTTCATCAGTAAATCCGATAAACGCTGTCCTTCGATTCCCGTTTGATGGATTCACGGGGGCGGGCGGTTCTGCGTCCGCCAGTAGTTCCGGTTATACAGGGGGCCCTGGCGGCGGTGGCGGAACCGGCGCAGTTGGCAATGGTGGGGCGGGCGGATATGGTGGCGGCGGCGGCCCTGGTTTGTCAGGAGTAAATGTGGCAGGCGGCATAGGTGGCATTGGTGGGGGCGGGGGCGGGGCAAGCAGCACGCTTCCAGACGTTGGAGTCGGCGGCTATGGAGGTGGTTACGCACATGGCGTTTTCACTGTTGCGCCGGGCACCATATTCGCCGTAACTGTTGGGCTCGGCGGCGTCGGGGGCGTTGGTGGATTTGCGGGCGGAAAAGGCGGCAATGGCCTAGTTATCGTGGAGTTTTAAATGACAACATACGCACGAATTCAAAACAACGTCGCTGTCGAAGTGTTTGTTCCGCATGAAGGCTTCACGCTGCTTGAATGCTTTCATCCTGATGTGGCCGCGATCTTTAATGAAGTGCCGGACAGCGTGACAGTTGGCAGCACTGTCGAAGACGGAGTGTGGACGATTGCGCCACAGCCGCCTGCGCCGGTTGCACCCGCGCCGGTTCCGCCAAAGATCGGCCCTATCGCCTTCCAGATGCTTTTCACGCCAGCGGAAAGCGTGGCGGCGGACACCCTGAAGGCAGAGGACAAGACGCTGGCGTCATTCTGGAAACTGATTGACGACCCGCGCACGGACGTTGTGGACCTGTCTTTGCAGACGGTGCAAAACGCCATCGAATACACGCTGACGGCCGTCAAGGCGAGCGGGGTAGAAGTGGACGTGCCGACGCGCAAGGCGCAGATTCTTACCGGGGTGGTGCAGTGACACGCGCCAGGCTGCTGGGCCTGTGGCTGCTATGCCTGGTTGCCATGCCGTTACTTCTGCTGGTAATGCTTATCGAAGCGCTGGCAGGATCGCAGCGCGCCGAACAGATGGCGCTGGCGCAAGACGAGGAAGGCAACGCGATGTTCGGCGGGCCAGCCACGCAATCAATCAGCACGCGAACCGGCAACGCACTGATACGGGGCGAACGCTGGGCGCACTTCGTGGCGCCGTGCATTGATTTCATTTTCGGGAAGGGCCATTGCCTGGCGAACGCAACCCTTCCACGCTGAAAGCGACTTTCACAGCGGCAGCCTTTGGCCACCTTCGGGTGGTCTTTTTTTGCCCAAAACCCCCACGTGGAACGGGCGGCGACCCGGCGCGATGATTGCGGCAATATTAAGAGGCCCACTACATGAGCACTGACTTTCTGCACGGCTTGGAAGTCCTGGAAATCAACGACGGTTCCCGGACAATCAGCATTGCTTCCAGTTCCGTTATCGGCATCATTGGCACCGCGCCGAATGCCGACCCGGCTGCATTCCCGCTGAATACGCCCGTGCTGGTCGCTGGCTCGCGCGTGGATGCGGCGAAACTGGTCGCGCTTACCACTTCGGTGGATAACGGCACGCTGCCCGATGCAATCGACAGCATTTTCGATCAATCGAAAGCTGTCCTGATCGTTGTTCGTGTTGCGGCCGACGTGGACGCGGCGGTGCAGCGCGCCAACATCATCGGCGGCACCGACGCGAGCGGAAATTACCTTGGCGTCCAGGCATTCGTGGGCGCCGAACACGTGACCGGCTACAAGCCGCGCATTCTGATTGCGCCCGGCTTCACGCACACACGCACGGCCAATGGCGTTTCCACGCTCGCGATTGACGATGCTGGCGCAGGCTACACGGACGGCACTTATACGCTGGTCGCATCGGGTGGCGGCGGCGGAACGGGCGCGGTGGCCACGGCCACGGTTTCGGGCGGCAAGGTTACGGCCGTTGCGCTGTCGAAATACGGTTCCGGCTATACGGCCCTGCCGACGTTCGCACTTCCCGCTGGCGCTGGCGCGGGCACCGAGACCGCGACTTTTACGGCGACAACGGGCACCGTGGCCAATGCCGTGGTTGCGGAATTTACTGGCATTGCGAATTCGCTGCGCGCGGTGATCATTCCCGACGCGCCCAGCACGACCGACGCGGACGCCATCGCATACGCGGGCGACTTCGACAGCCGACGCATTTACCTGGTTGAATCCCAGGTGACGAAGACAGACAGCAGCGGCAACAACGTTACAGCATTCACCAGTGCGCACGCTGCTGGCTTGCTGGCGAAGTCGGACAACGAACGCGGTTTCTGGTGGTCGCCATCGAACCAGGCTATCAACGGCGTTACAGGCACCGCTCGCGTGATTGATTTCGTGATGGGTGATACCACATGCCGCGCCAATCTGCTGAACGCGAAAAACGTCAACGTGGTGATTCGCCAGAATGGCTTTCGCCTGTGGGGCAATCGCACGCTGTCGAGCGATCAGAAATGGGCGTTCCTGTGCGTCGTTCGCACGTCGGACATTATCGCGGACAGCCTGATGGCGGCGCACCTGTGGGCGGTGGACCAGGGTATTACAAAAAACTACGTCAACGACGTGGTGGAAGGCGTGAATTCGTTCCTGCGCCACCTGACGGCTATCGGCGCGATCCTGGGCGGCACCTGCTGGGCAGACCCGGACCTAAACACGCCGGACCAGATCGCGAAGGGTGATATCGCTTTCGATTTCGATTTCACGCCCGTCTACCCGAGCGAGCGCGTAACGTTCCGCGAACACCTGGTGAATGACTATATCGCCAGCATCTTTTCTTCGAGCGCGAGCTAATAGCCCATGCCTATCCAAAACATCCGCAAGTATTTCAACGTTTTTTATAACGGGCTTGGCAAGGCTGGCAAGTGCGAAGAATTCAACCCGCCGAAGCTGACCGCCAAGCTGGAAGACTTCCTGGGGGGCGGCATGTTCGCGCCCGCCGAAATCACGATGGGCCTGGAAAAGCTGGAAGCCGATTTCACGCTGAAGTCTTACGAC